TGAATTAGCTTTTAAACTTATAGGCATTTTATACCACCTCTGGGAATGGATATCTTGCTTTTATTTCAGCAACCTTTTCCATCCATTTAGTATAGTCTGGATCTGTTCCATTTTTCATAGCATCATATTCTGCTTCTATTTTCAATGGATCAGATTCCATTCGATATGCATTTTGTCTGTTAGAAATGCAAGTATCATATGTTTCTTTTTGAATCTCTTGTTCTGTCTTCCATGGTTCTGGTGTATTATCCTTGAGCCATTCATTCAGCTCAGTATGCAGCCAAGTTGCACCTGTGATACCAGCGAACATCTCTCTACCATCGTCAAGAGTAATCTTGACTTGAGTATGGTCGAGGTCTGTGTATTTTACGTTTGTGATCATATGTATTGTTCTCCTTGTAAGATTAAAGTTCGGCGTCAAATGTTACTACGCCATCAATTGCAGAGACTGTTCCACTCGCCCCAGCTACTATACGTAAAGAAGTTGCAGTAATGTTAGGGTTTGTGATAAGTGGTTGGTAGCCGTTCTGGACATTGGCTAATGTAAAATTGATTCTTATGGTACTAAAAGGTATTGCACGCATTGTAACAGGATATATTACTGGTACAGATATTTCAGACCCAGCTTCAGTATACCCTGTAATTCTTGAACTAGCTAGTTCCCAAAAATACCTCTGGCACAACGCAAGCTCCTCCCCATAACTTCTAGGTATAGGCTTAACGTCAACAGCACCTTCGACTAGGGAGACACATGCTATATCAAAGGTTCCTGATTGCTGGCCTAAGTCTGCCGATCTTGTTGCGTAATCAGAACCTGCGTCAAACCAGAAATAAGTGTCAAGATGGTCATTTCCATCAGTGCCTAATGTTTTTCCAGCAATGCTTGGAATATCCGTAGTAACCACAAACCTTTGCCATGAAGTAGTTAGAGCTACTAATTGTGATCCAATCCCAACAACTACAGAAGACGGCGCTCCTCCAGTGCCAAAAGATTGCACAAACTCTATTGCAATATTTTTTGGTGTATCAGCCTTAGCCCAAAAAGAAAGTGTAGCTGTTTTACCAGCAAGGGTCTTGACGTATTCTATTTTGTGATTTATATTACAAAGATTATTTACACCTGATACGGAGTTAACAACATGACGCATGTAGTATTTCGGATTACCTGGAACATCAGTTTGTCCTAGTGCAAATATCTGTTGAGAAGCTGTTTTTGTTGTTCCGACATTAGCACACGCCCACCTATCAGCACTACCATATGCACTAGTAGTCTGACTTGTACCCCTCTGCCATATATCGAAGTTGCCGTTGATAATGTAGTTGTACCCTGGAATCCCAGACACTCTGTTACCGTCTATACTAATACCACCAGGAATATCTACAGTACCCAATTCAGTTGAATCTAAGATTCTATCTACTTTTAGTATACTTGCCATTTATATTTCTCCATTTCGTTATATCACAGTCCAAGTGCTGCCATCAGTGACACTAATTTCTACGCCATCAGCAACAGTAATTGGTCCAACAGTCATTGCATTATGTCCAGCAGTAATTGCATGGCTATAATCGATAATTGCTTTAGTTTCGTAAAATGAACTTTGTACGCCTCTTGCAAATAAAACGGGTCTTGTGCCTGTTGAATCTGCAATTTCGTCTACGTTTAGTATTCCAGCCATTTATATTTCTCCTTCAGTGAGAGCCTTACCTGTCTTTATGTCAACAGTTGTAATCATATCGTTAGAACTCCCATGCAATGTTGATTGTACCAGCGTCGAACTGGTCGGTTCCGTTTACGGTGGTGATGCGAAGACTGCCTAGTGTACCAGAGAGTGTTTTGGTTCCTCCACCAATATGCACATAAGCTGAGTCTATCCTGCCATGGCAACTTCGCATGGCCCATGTATTTCCACTAATTAAGTCAAGAGACGATACTCCATCTACTATTGCAGCGCCATCAATTACAGACGAAGTTAAAAGCCCTGTTGTACTTTGCAGGCCATTAACTTGATTGGCTCCTCCAGCATAAATGCCAGAGGAGTTGTATCCTATTGATTCGATAATACTGCTACCAAGTTGTAACTGAATAGGACTCGCCCCATTAGTACTAACCGCATCAAACATCACAGTAATCCGCTTGACTCCTTCAGGAATCCCAACGAAATCAACAGCAGTACCAGAGGCAGCTACACTCACACCAAGGTTGATGTTCTCATCCTTACGCAGCTTCTCACTCTCAAGCCTACTAATCTCATTCACCACCTCAACAGCATTCAACACATTAGGATCACTAATGACATCATAAGCCTTGATGCATGGGAGCATTGTGAGTGCTTTGGGGCGGGTTTCGTCGGCGGTGCGTGGCGTTCCGTTGGTGCCGTCACTGGTGGCCTCTCTTACTTGATTATTTGCCAATAAAGCCCCGCCAAGATCACTTCTTGGTACGCCACCCGGTCCAGTGAGCGCACTTGTCTGACCATACAGAGAGTGATTGTGTCCCTGAAACGCATCCTCTTCCACCAAACCAACTGCTCTAGTAGCGGACTTACCACGAATGAACCTATCGTCTACTTTAGGAACACGAAACGTAGTCGATCCATCGCCAGGAGAGTACTTACCTTCATCCCAGCTTGCGTCATCAACAGCGATGTTCCCACTGGCCTGTGCAAAGGCCCAAAGGTCAGGGAAGGCTGTTCTACTTCTCAATTGTCCATCAGCAACAATAAATGCTTCTGGAGCAACAGTACCAGTAAACCACATAAAAGAACCAATAGGCAATTTAACTTGCTCCATAGTACTTAATGTGCCGTCTACGTCAGGTAACACCAAATTTCTATTTAGGTTAGTTGCAGGAGCCTGTAACGTAAATGTCCCAGTTCCTGCATCATTGCCTTGTAATGCTAATTTAGCCATTCTTTACTCCATAATCCAAAGTCTTGTTTGCTCTTCAGCAGAAAGTCTTAATGCTTCTGATAACTGAGCTTTTGTTGCTTGAATTGGCTGATTATTAGCAAGAACCCATAGAGTAGTTTCTGTATCATTCATCAATTGAATGGCTCTTGACATACGAGTTTGAGAGGTTTCGTCCCCATCAAAAATCATTCCATCTACTTCTACTTTAATATTCTTTACTGCTTCTTCACGACTAGTTTTGAAAGCTTCTCTTGCTTGTTTATCAAGGTCTTCTTGTGTAATAACAGGAAGAGCAGCTATTTCTGCTTCTGTAAGAGGTCTTTGAGTAACTTTTCCAGTTTTGATATCTACTTGTGTAATATGCATATATTTCTCCTTATAGAAATTAGAATTCCCATGAGATGTTGATTGTGCCAGCGTCGAAAGAGTCTGTGCCATTTTGATTTATGATTCTCAGTCTATCAAGCGTTCCGGTTAGTAGCACTGTACCACTAGACACGGCAGACGCCGCCAGGTCAGATAATGACATACTGCTAGCAATAGCCCACCTGTTATTTCCAACATAACTAAGTATGGCAGAACCATTCCTAGTGTTTGATACACTTGCAAATGAGTCCAACCTAAATCCGTTTGTGTGTAATACACCTGTGAATGTTGACGAACCACCATGTACGCTACCCTTATATCCGGAGTTAATATAATTACCAGATCCAAGTTGAACCATTGGTGGCGAACTTCCATTAGTACTAACCTCATCAAACATCACTGTAATTCGCTTGACGCCTTCAGGAATACCAACGAAGTCTACAGCAGTACCAGAGGCAGCTACAGAAGTTCCCAAAACAATATTTTGATCCTTATCTAATTTACCATTAATAGTACTAACCATTTCAGCAGCATTTAAAACAGATGGATCTACAACAGAATCAAATGCTTTGATGCAAGGGAGCATAGTGAGGGCTTTGGGGCGGGTTTCGTTGGCGATGCGGGGAGTACCGTTTACTGTGTCTGTGGTTGGATCAAGAACTATGGAGGATGGATAGCTTGCTGTCTGCACCCCTCCCTGTGAAAAGCTAGTCGATGCGCCGGATGTATTAGAGAATCCGTATATAGCAGCTTCATGCCGATGACCCTGGAACGCATCCTCTTCCACCAAACCAACAGCCCTCGTAGCTGATTTGCCACGAATGAACCTATCGTCTACTTTAGGCACACGGAAGGTAGTCGATCCATCACCGGGAGAGTATTGGCCCTCATCCCATGCAGCATCGCTTACTGCAAGATTGCCACTAGTAACAATCCAACTCCATAAATCTGGATAAGTGGCTCTACTATGTAACGTACCATCTGCAACAAGATATCCTCCAGGTGCAGTATTACCAGTAAACCACATCAATGTTCCTACTGGTAGAACAAACATCTGCTCAAATCCATTAGGAACAGAAGGTGATCCAGTACCAGTAGTATCTACTATAGTAGCAACATTCATTCCTTCAGTAGTTATTCCTGTACTACCATTTAATACAATAGGCATTTAATTATCTCCTAAAATTTTATAGAATGACCCAACGTGAACCATCAGGAACAACAACATTAACACCATCATCAATTAGAACAGGTCCAGTTGTCATTGCATTTTTTCCTGCTGTGATAGTATAATCTGCTGTGGCTGTTTGATCATTTTCATAGAAAAGTAAATCTTCCCCACC